AAGAAAAGTACAAGCCGCAAAAGAATACAACTATGTTTATACAGGAAAAAATAAATCAGTCCTTGATTTTAATATAGAATACAATTACGCATTTTTGGCACCTTTTACAGCTGACAGAGGATCAGGCTCAGCCGCAGATAGAGTAGGTGCGGCAGAAGGGCAAGCCGCAAGACACCCTCATCCTGGCTTTAGATCAGGAGGTGACGGAGCAGGCACTACCACACCTATAGAAGGACAAGCATCAGCTGTTGAAACTGTTAATAACGCTTCAGGAAATGATCACAGTAGCGGAATTGCAGATCCTCAAATACAAGTTGCTAGAGCTTTTAACGATAGATTAATTTTTTCTAATGTAGACATGATTAGGGTAGACATGCGTATTGTAGGTGATCCTTTTTGGTTATCTGATAACGGTGTAGGTAACTATCATGCTAGAGATACTGCTTACACAGCAATGACAGCTGACGGGCAAGTGAATACAGGAAGAAGTGAAGTTTATTGTAATGTATTATTTAGGACACCTGTAGATACAGATCCAACTTCGGGCAAAATGATCTTTCCAGAAGATTTAATAATTGTTGATACGTTTAGTGGTTTATATAGAGTGATTCAAATACAGCATAAATTTGAAGAAGGTGTATTTACACAAGAATTGCAAATGATTAGAATGCGTAATCAAGAAGAATCTGGACCAAGCCAAAATGTAGGAGCTCTAGTTCCTATTACTAATCCAGCAGAAAGTGTAAATGAGATTACAGCAGAATTTGCAAAACGATTGACAGCTACAAATTCTAGAGTAGGTGATACAGCTAATAGATTAGACTGGATGGTAGAAGCAGAAAACATTTTACCAGGATTTAATAACCTTAGAAGTGTCATTACAAAAACAAGAGATATAATAGGCAGTGATGCGTTTGCGGCATTTGGTCAAGTTGCAAGTGCATTTGAAACATTCCAAAATGGTATAAACATAAAAGATCTAGCACAGATAGGTACAGACTTCAATGCACTTACAGCCGCTTCTCAAGACTTACTAGGTCTTACACAGCTAAATTTAAATGGAGGCGATGTTTTAGGAAACATTGGATCAAGTGTTGGAAGTAACTTACAAAATAGTTTAGGACAAAATCTTTCTAGTCTTAACGATGCTGTTACTACAATCAATCCAAGTGCATACACAGATAGTATTATGAGTTCAGAACAATTATTAAATAGAGATACATTAGGAGTAAGTCCTTTGCTAAGAGGAGGTCTACCTAATGGTCCTGTAAGTACAGAACAAGCAATTAATATTGCTAATCAAAATATTCCAGTACAAATTCCAACAGCTATAGAACAATCGGCTAGTGAAGCGGCTTCACAACTTCAGCGTCTTAATGAAGGAAATATTGATGCTCCGGCAGTAAATTTACCAAGAGCAGATCTTGGTGGAAATGTTCGCTACAATAAAAGAACTGGTAGATGGGAAGGTGGATTTTAATGGCAGGAATGAGTAGAACACAAGGAAGATCAGTAAGGCCTACACAACCTCTAAGTCCAGGTCCGTTTGAAGCTATTGTAATTAACAATCTTGATACAAAATACATGGGTACACTACAGGTTGAATTGCTAAAACAGTCTGCTTCGGGTAACCAACCAGAAAGATCAGGACAAATATTTGAAGCAAGTTATTTGAGTCCCTTTTACAATGTAACACCAGTTTCTCAATCATCAAGAAATGAAGGTTATAGACACACACAACAAAGTTCAGGATTTTGGGCAGTGCCACCTGATGTTGGTACAAGAGTTCTTGTAATTTTTGCAGAAGGAAATACAAGCAAGTGTTATTGGATAGGATGTATCCAAGACGAATTTATGAATTTTATGGTACCCGGAAATTCTTCAACAGCAAATTTGCGAGACTTTCCGAAAAAAGCACCAGCCGCAGAATTTAATAAATTTATTCATCAAACTCCATCAGATCCTACAACAGTGCAAAAATCTGTTCATTTAGATTTGGCAAAAAGTCTTATACAAAGTGGTTTAATTGAAGACGAAGTAAGGGGAATCACAACATCAAGTGCTAGAAGAGATATTCCGAGTGCAGTATTTGGATGGAGTACACCAGGACCTTTAGATAAAAGAGAAGGTGCTCCAAAAGCTGAAATTGGACACGAAGGTACTAAAGTAAGCATGTTCAAAAGTAGATTAGGCGGTTCTAGTTTTGTAATGGACGACGGTGATGATAAATTTTTACGTATAGGTAAACCTTGGGAAACACCTATGCAATATATAAATTTAGAGGCTAGAGAAGATGGCGGCGATCCTACACTTCCTCACAATGAGCATGTCCGATTAAGAACACGTACAGGACACCAAATTGTGTTGCACAATACTGAAGATTTAATTTACATTAGTAACAGTAGAGGAACAGCGTGGATTGAACTTACAAGTAACGGAAAAATTGATATTTACAGTAGAGATAGTATTAGTGTAAGATCTCAAGAAGATATTAATTTTACGGCAGATAAAGATGTTAACATTACAGCTGGTCAAACATTTAATCTTGTAGCAGATAAAATTAAAACAAGCACTATTAACAGCACCAATATGGTAAGCGGTACACAGTTTAGTGTAAATGCAAGTGCTGATATAAGTATGCAAACCAACACTAATATGATACTATATGCGACTAACGAAGGTAGTATTGTTGCAGGTGCAAAACAAAGTGTTATATCTGGAGAAAATTTAGCTCTTGGTAGTGCAACAGGTGTAGGTATAGAAGGTTGTGGATATGTAAACATTACTACTGATGGAGATTACAATTTAAAAGCATTAGGAAATATTAAAGTATTAGCAGAAGCCGAGATTTCGCAAAAAAGTGCATTAGCAACGAAAATAGAAGCAGGGAATATTTTTCATGTTAAGAGTGTAGGCACTATGACACTACGATCTGATGCTACACAAAATTTACATGCTGGTGCAAACATGGTAATATATGCTGACGGAAACGATATTGATATTCAAGGATCAACTCCTCCAGCGCCGCAAGCACCTGCAGAAGCAGTTATTCCACCTGCTCCAAATATTGTAGATCCTACTCCTCCTGAATTAGCAAGAGAAACAAGTAGACGTCCTTCACAAGAACCTTGGTTTGAACATGAACATTTAGATCCAGTAAAATATAGTTCAGATAATATACGTGCAGGAAACTCACAACCTGAAACTTATCCTCCTAGCACTCCAGATACATTTGCTAGAGGACCTGGAGGAACAGTTGTACTTTCAGGATCTCAACCAAATAGTTACAATACCTCAGGAACAGCACCGGAAGGAAGTGCAAGATTTGATCCTGTAGGAGCGGCAAATATTCCACCTGATCCAGAACCTGTAAAAGTAAGTAAACAAGAGTTATCTCGTGTATTTGCACAAGCTCTTTATGCAGAAGGATTTACAGAAGAACAAGTTTACTCTGCTATTGCTTGTGCTGAAACTGAATCTGGATTAGAATTGAAAACTGAAGGCGGATATGGCGGAACAAGCAACGATAGAATACGTAGTATTTTTAGCAGTACACGACAACTTAGTGATTCTGCACTAACAGAACTTAAAGCTGATAAAGCACAATTTTTTGAATATGTTTACGGTAATCAACATAGACTTGGACGTAACATGGGCAATACAACAGCAGGTGATGGTGCTAAATTTATCGGAAGAGGACTAATACAGCTAACAGGTAAAGGCAATCACGAACGTTATGGTAAACTTGCTGGACTTACAAAAGAAGAGTTAGTGTCAGATTATAATCCATTCGGTGTAGAAATTGTAGATGATCCTACGTTGATGCTTACAGATGTAGCAAAGAGTGTTGCTGTTACTGCCGCATACCTTAAAGAAAGATATAGAGATTTTGGTAGAGGTGTTTTAGGAAACTTTAGAATGGCCATTGCTGGTACAGAAGGCGGATTTAATCTTGGCTATCCAAAAGATCAAGGTTACTATCAAGCTAAGTTTTTGTCTAATGGTAGATATGATCCTGATTGGGTAAGAAGTCCGATATTAGTAGCAAGTATAGATCCAAATTTGAATAGTGGAGTAAGTTAAAATGTGTCAAGTGTATATTCCTTTTAGCCCGGTAGTAAATCCTGCACAAATACAGGATAATGCCGCCTGGAACGATTTACTAGAAGCAAACAGATATGATTACCTTGATTTAGAAGGAGATTATCCTAGCACAGGTCCTGGTAGTAGAGCTTACACAGGAAGCAACAGTACAAATTTACCTCCGCTTGATCCTAATATTACTCCAGGACCATTACCATCTGGACCAGGTTATGAAAGATTAGATGCACTTTTAAAAAATGTTCTCACTCAAGACTGGAAAGAAAGAGGAAATCCAGGCAATCCTAGGATATTAGAATGTTACAAAGTTTGTGGAAATGCGTACACACAAGATAGTAGTGCTATGACATACGCATGGTGTGCGGCTTTTGTAAGTTGGGCTTTGTATACTGCACAAATACCAGTCAATCCCACAATGTCAAGTCAAGCATGGTACAACTGGGGTAGCGAAGTTGATTGGAGAGACACAGGAAAAATACGTAAATGGGACGTTGTAATATTCAAATCAAAAACACGTAGCGGAGGACACATAGGATTTATTCAAGAAATTACAAGCAATGGTGTAATAAAAGTTTTAGGTGGAAACCAAGGCAATGATGCAAAAGTATCAAATTATAGATTTAACAGCAACAGTCAATATGTGAGAAGTGTAAAAAGAAACTGGAGTTTACCTGCCGAAGCAGATGTTCCAATTGATGGATCAACAGCAGTAACAACTACAGGATCAGAGGATACAACAGTATAATGCCAGAAGTAGCAAGACAAGGAGATACAGTAAGCACAGGACATAGTTGTACAGGTACTACAACACTTGATGCACCTAGTCAAACATTTGTAAAAATACAAGGAGAACTTGTGTGTAGAAAAGGCGACTTGACAGTATCTCATCCTGCACCACCTAATCCACCTTGCCCAGACCACACTGCGGCTATAGCAGGAAGTAGTTCAGTTGTAAAGATCGTGGGTGCATATGTAGCAAGGAAAAACGATGCATGTGATAATGACAAAATAACAAGCGGCGCAAGTTTTGTAAACATAGGACAATAAATACAGTATGAGCACTATAGAAAAAAATTTATACAAAAGAATTGCTGTTAATAGTAACACAAATAGGCCAAAACCTGTTGTGTCTAGCAAAGCATATAGAGGGCTTTCAACAGTAAATCCTGCACAAAAAAGTACTACACTTTATGATCTTGCTCTAATCAAACAGGACTTGATTAACCATTTTCATATACGTCAAGGTGAAAAATTAGAAAATCCTGAATTTGGTACTATTATATGGGACGCTTTGTACGAACCATTTACAGATGATTTAAAAAAAGCTATTGCAGAGAATGTAACAAATATAGTAAATTATGACCCTAGATTACAGGTCAATGGCATATCAGTATCAACATATGAGAGTGGAATACAAATTGAAGTTGATCTAACATATTTGCCCTACAATATTTCCGAAAAAATGCGTCTAGATTTTGACGAAAACAACGGACTTATCTAACAAAATAATATACGCACTTTACAATCTCAAATAAATACAATAGTTAACTAAGGAATGTAATATGTCATCAACAGACAGACAAAATCGATTATTGGTTGCCGAAGATTGGAAACGCATATATCAAAGTTTTAAGAACGCAGATTTTCAAAGTTATGACTTTGACAATTTACGCAGAACAATGATAAACTACCTCAGACAAAATTATCCTGAGGATTTTAATGATTATATTGAAAGTTCAGAATACCTAGCACTAATTGATCTAATTGCATTCCTAGGACAAAATATAAGTTTCCGTGTTGATTTAAATGCTAGAGAAAACTTCCTTGAATTAGCAGAACGTCGCGAAAGCGTACTACGTCTAGCAAGACTATTGTCTTATAATCCTAAAAGAAATCAATCAGCGACTGGCATGTTAAAAATTGATAGTATTAATACAAGTGAAGATGTACTAGACAGTAATAATTTTAACCTTGCAGGACAAAGAATTAATTGGAATGATCCAAGTAATCCTGATTGGTATGAACAATTTATTAAAGTAATGAATGCTTGTTTGGGAGGACAAAATCAATTTGGCAAACCATTAAAAATTGAAACAGTAGCAAGCATACCGCACTATCAATATAGATTTAATGCTCTAAACACAGATAGACCTATCTATACATACAGTTCTACAGTGCAAGGACAAACACTACCATTTGAAGTTGTTAGTAGTGATTTAGAATCTGGTACAGTGTCTGAAGAACTTCCTATTGTTGGTAACAGTCTAGCATGTTTGTACAAAGATGACAATCAAGGACCAGCAAGTACTAATACAGGATTCTTCTTACAGTTTAAACAAGGAACACTCGACGAAGGAGAGTTTGCAGTAACAAATCCAACTACAAATCAAATTATTGATATTGATGCAATCAACATTAACGATAAAGATGTTTGGTTGTTTGAGCTAGACGATACAGGACAAGAAGTTGCAGAATGGACTAAAGTAGATGCAGTTGAAGGTAACAATGTCATTTATAATAGTATTAATAAAAATATAAGAAATTTATTTGCTGTCAAAACAAGAATTCAAGATAGGATTAGTTTAGTTTTTAGTGATGGTGTTTTTGGAAATCTGCCAAAAGGAAGATTTAAAGCTGTTTATAGAACAGGCGCAAATCAAAGATA